TCCAATTATTTTTAATAAATCACCATTTAGTTACTCAATCATATTTGGTTCTCCCGGTGTTGGTTTAACTGTAACAACAAATCCATTATTCTCAGTAAGAAATGGTTATAAAAAAAGTATAAAAATAAATAAATATTATATAGTTAAATTATGAAGATTCGTTTAGAATACATTTGGCTTGACGGATACAAACCGGAACCAAATTTAAGAAGTAAAATTAAAGTTGTTGATTCATTACCAAAAGAGATTAGTGATATTCCTGCGTGGGGTTTTGACGGTAGTTCAACTATGCAAGCCGAAGGATTCTCTTCAGATTGTTACCTTAAACCTGTGAGAATGTATAAAAAAGGTAATACTAATTTGGTTTATGTTTTATGTGAGGTATTAAATAAAGATGGTGAGCCACACGAAACAAACGACAGAAGTAAATTAGGTAATGAAGACACCGATTTTTGGATTGGGTTTGAACAAGAATATTTTATTCGTTCAGGACACAACAAGGATATATTGGGGTTTGAAAGAAGTAGTAATGTTGAACCACAAGGTAAATATTATTGTGGTGTTGGTGGGCAAATTGTAGGCAGAGATTTAAGTGATGAACATTTGGATTATTGTCTTGAGTTAGGTATTAATGTTGAGGGAACCAATGCTGAGGTTGCACTTGGACAATGGGAATATCAAATATTCTCCAAAGGTAAATTAGCTGCGGCTGATGACTTATGGATGTCGCGTTACATCTTACATAAACTAGCCGAGAAAAGAGGTTATTCAATTGAACTTCACCCAAAACCAATTCAATGGGGTGAGTGGAATGGTTCAGGATTACATACAAACTTCTCAAGTAAAAAGATGAGAGAAGTGGGTGGTGAAAGTTATTTTAAATCAATCTTCAACGCTTTTGAAACAAGACAAAAACTTCACATTGATGAATATGGTTCGGATAATCATTTTAGATTAACAGGTAAATTTGAGACACAATCAATTGATAAATTTAGTTGGGGTGTATCAGATAGAGGAGCATCTATTAGAGTTCCTAAATCGGTTGGTGAAACTTGGAAAGGTTATCTTGAGGATAGAAGACCATCGTCAAATGCTAACCCATATAAAGTTATTGGTGTTATCTATAGGGCATTGGGTTTTGCTGACCAATTAAATACAACTATTCACGCAATGTATGGCGATGTGGATACATCAAAATTAAAAGAACAATTCTCGGGAATTATGTCTGATGAAGAGTTACTATGTGAATACCGAAATGATGATGATTATGAGTTGACTCCGGAAATGATGGAATCAAACGCAAATGTACCAACAGAAGATATAACATCAAAATAATATGAGTGAGAATAAAGAAATGGTAAAAAACCCAGACCATTATGGGGGAGCAGACAACATTTATGAAGCGATAAAAGTTATTGAGGCTTGGGATTTAGATTTTCATTTAGGTAATACGGTTAAATATATCTCAAGAGCGGGTAAGAAATACCCGGATAAAGAATTGGAAGACCTACTTAAGGCTGAATGGTATCTTAATCGTAGAATAGAAAACTTAAGAAAGGAAAGAAATGAAAATAACGGTTGATATTGATGAATACGCAGAAGGTGCGGTTCTATTAGATGGGTTAGAAAGTGCAATTGTTGGGATTGTTGAGGATTTTGGTTCTCCCGGAAGAAAGATGTTGTATTCAAAACCAAGAATATTACACATCCTACAAGAAAGAGACCTAATGACTTATGGTGAGGCTGAAGAGTTTTACGATTATAATATATTAGGGTTACACGCTAGTGAACAGAACGCAGTGTTTTTAGATTTAGAGATTACACCAATAAAAAAAGAAGATGGTTGGGAATACCAATTAACAGAGTAATATGATAGAGACTGGAAAGATTATAAATGGTGAGTGTGTTGAGGTTATGAGAACATTTCCTGAAGGTTGTGTGGATTTAGTGGTGACTAGCCCCCCATATTCTGTTAACATCAAATACGATGTATATAATGATAGTATTCCAATGAATGAGTATTGGGATTTTACAAATAAATGGTTAACGGAGGTTTACAGAGTATTAAAAGATGATGGTAGAGTTGCAATCAATGTTCCAATAGAAACCAATGTCCAAGAAAGAGGGGGTAGAATATTATTCAACGCTGAATTTTGGATGAAGATGAAAGAGGTTGGGTTTAAGTTCTTTGGTATGATTGACTTAAATGAGGACAGTCCTCATAGAGTTAGACAAACTGCTTGGGGTTCTTGGATGTCAGCATCTAGTCCTTATTTATATAACCCAAAGGAATGTGTGATATTAGCTTATAAGAAAACTAATAAAAAACTAACCAAAGGTGAATCACAATGGTTGGGGGAACAAATACAGGTTACTGGTGAGGATGGTAAAGTCAAAAACAAAATGGTTTATAAAGATGAAGATAAAAAAGAATTTATGGATTTGGTTTTTGCTAGATGGAACTATTTTTCAGATACTAAATCATTAACTAAAGCTACATTCTCAATGGATATCCCATCAAAGGCGATTAAAATATTATCGTATAAGAATGACATAGTTCTTGACCCCTTTATGGGAAGTGGAACATCGGCATTTGCTGCTGAGTTATTAGATAGACGATGGATTGGGATTGAGGTGTCTCCGGATTATACAGAGATTGCTCGGAAAAGAGTTCAAGTGTTAATTGATGAACAAAAACAAACAAAATTAGAATTAAATGAAGAGGTGTTATAACCTCTTTTTTATTTTCAGTATATTTATAACTAAAACAAATACTATGGCAAAAAGATTTATAATTTCAGAAGAAGAGAAAAACGATATTCGTTCAAGATACGGGTTAGTTAATGAGCAACAGGAAACTCCTGAACAAAAAAAAGGGTTACAACGTTTTCTTAATAAAAAAGGTATTAAAGATGATTCTAATAAACCTTTAGAGGTTGATGGTAAGATAGATGATAAAACTATGGAGGCTATTACTAAATATCAAAGTAAAATTGGTGTTTCACCTGCAGATGGTACTTGGGGTCCTGCAACAGCTAGTAAAATGCCAAGTAAAGATGTTGAACTTTTCAAACAATGTATTGCTGACGAAGGTAGTATAATAGATAAAGGATTACATATGTTTGGATTAGATTAATGAAAAAACTTATAACCGAAAGTGGTTTAAGAGATATCAAAGCTCTTGCTAAACGATATCCAAAGGCTGAGATATATTTTCACCAAGATTTAGATGGTGTGACTACAGCTATTGCGATGAAACAATACCTTGAGAACAATGGTATTAAAGTAGTTGGTGCTCATATTATTCAATACGGTGATAAAGAGTTTGCTGTTAAGAAAAATGATGCTCAAGGTGATACAATGCCGGTGTTAGTTGATTTTGCTCACGGAAAACCAATGTTTGTAATTCACACTGACCACCACGACAGACAAGCCGGGGCTGAAGATACTAAATCAACATCATTCAGACACTCTCGTTCAAATGTTGAGACAATCTCTCAGGTTGTTTCTCCAAAAGAGTTATTTCCATCCTCAGATATATTACTTATTTCAACTGTAGATTCTGCAAACTATGCTGTTAACAACATTTCAGTTGATGAAGTTATATCTTATTTATTTAAGTTAGATAAAGACAAATCATTAGAAAAAAATAAAATGTTAATGGGTTTGGTTGTTAACAAACTATTATTGGCATTTAAAAATAAACCAGGGTTTTTAGAAACATTGGTAATGGATTGTAGTCCATCTTTATTAAACATACTTCACACTATTAAAAAAATAATGGTTGAAAAAGGTTATGCTAAACCGGACCAACTTGAAAAAAATAAAGATGAGTATGTTAAATCAATGCAAGACAATCCTAATGTTAAAGTATTGGGTAACATCATTGTTCAATATGGTGGTGGTTCAATGTTTAAACCAGGTTCATACGATAGATATACACCGTTTAAAAATAATCCGGAGGCTGACTTTATAGTAATTGCTTGGCCATTAGGGTTGGTTCAAGCGTCTTGTAATCCATTCAAAAGTGAGCGTCAATTAAAAGGTGTTAACTTAGGTGAGATTGCTCAAGAGGTATTATCAAAATGGGAGGACCAATTAAAACAAAGAGAAATACCATTATCAACTATTAAATGGATTTCAGAATCATCAAAAGATTTTAATCCGGAATCAACAGGATTTACATTTAAAGATTTTATTGCTTTATATGGTAAGGAATATAAAAATAAGGAAGATGGTAAAGAGGAATTAATTCATATCGGTGAGATGATGGAGAAACCTTTTTCTGAATTACCTGAAGAACATAGAGAAATGTTGGACAATATTAAAGTTAATGCTTGGGATTTTATTCAAGCAAATAGTGGAGGACATAAATGTATTACAAACATATCGGGTTTAAACTTTATGGGTAGAAGTAATAGACCACCAAAAGGGAATTATAAATACAATCCTGATTCGGAGGACTCACCTTATGTTAAATTTACTAAAATGATTCAGAATGAGTTTGTAAAATTATTACAGGAGAAGATAAATCAATCGTGATGAACAATTTTGTCACCGGATTTAATACCTAATTTTTTACAGGTTCCACCCTGAAGTTCAAGTATCATATCACCTTCACCACA